CCCTTTGTTCAATATTACTATCTTTATAACTTAAACTAATAGTACCTTTTCTATAATCCTCTGCTATTGTGGGATTTCCTTTATTAGATTCTCTATTAAGTATATCATCACTAACAGTAAAAGATTCTGGGTTGAGTTTTAATTTACCATTACTAAGCCAACTTTCTTTAAATACATTTATGTGCTTGGTTATTAATTTAGGATTTGATGCATATTTTACAGAAGCACCTAATCTAAGAAATTGGTCATTATTTATTTTTTCTTGAGCTTCTGGATCTGAAACCGTAGGGGAAACTGAACGAAATGGGATTATATCAGTTTTTCCTGTGGTTCCTACTATAAATTGACCAGGATTAAAATTAAAATTACTTCCAAATGGATCTGTGTTTTGGGTAATATTAAGACTATTATTAAATCCAAACCCATTATCTTGGAAAGCAGCTTTAGTACTCCAACTAACTTTAGATGGGGTATAATTTCTATTTAATGATGTATTTTGATCATTAAATCTTCTTATTGAAGTTCTACCTATACCTAATTTAGAACCTGGACCTCCTCTGTAAGTATATAAAGTTGTTTTATTTGTATTTAATACGTTTTTCTTAAAATACTCTAATCTACTTTCATAATCTTCCTCTTTTCTTCTTGAGGTGATTTCCATATATGTTGGTTGACCTAATGGATCTGTAGCACCAAATAACCCAAATATGCCCCCTCCTTTATTTCCAATACCTTTAAATGGATCAATTCCTTGTTTATTTAAATGCAGGCCTAAAGGGTTACCAGCAGCCTGTAACATAGTAGAAGTAGGCAAGTAAATACCGTTATTCAGCGCTTTACCTTGATTATTTTTCTCACCCGTAGCACCAACTGCAACTGAGGTACGTGATAATAAATTTTCTTTTGCTATAAAAAGTGGACCTCCAATTGATTTAAAATCAAAAAACATTTGGGTTAATCTAGAAACATCTCTAGCCGCTCTACCAGGCATTAAAGTACCACCTCGTAAAAGAACATCTGGTCCTCCAGATCTATCAATATCGCTTAAATCCTTATTTGAATCATCCGAAAATGGTAAATTTGGATTACCAGGTAAATCTCTAGTAATATATGGTTGGTTACTAGATCCTCCCCCGACACGATCTTTGCTATATCTGAGGCTTTTTAGATTTGTTTTTAAATCAACTATCCCCATTTAAAAAAGATTTATTCAGGTAAATTGTCTATATATTTAGATGGAGTTTCTCCATCTAAGTCTAATTCAGATTGTGGTGGTTTTCCTACTTGATTAGGTATACCATTAATAGAATACTCTTTATGTAATTTTGAACCTGCAAAATCAGGAATACTAGGAGTGGTTCCATCCAAATCTGTTAAGTTTGAACCTTGGTTTAATAATTTATTTAATAGTCCCATAATTTTATTTTATTATAAATATTGAATTAAGAAATTTCGTATAAGTTCATAGGAGACATTTCAGGTTTTTTAGCATTTTGACGAATTAATGTAGATAATAATCTGTTTGTTTGTTCTCCTGTTTTATTATCTGGAGGTGCAACATTAACTTGTCCTGCACCTGCTGATATTACATCATCTCCTTTGAATAGATTGGTTCCTGCTATAACAGTATCTTTATTATTTAAAGCAAAAGCACCTTCAGGAGCTAATAATGTTCTTTTACCATAACCACTCCCACCACTTCCTTCTGAGAGAATATCATCTGCTTTAGCTGTTGCTGCGAAACTTGATATTATACCCCCTAAAGCCCCAATGGTAGCTAACCCTACAGGAATTCCTAAACCAAAGGGTATTTGGGCAAATGAAGCCATAATTTGACCTGCAGCAGTAATTAATGATTTTACTGCTAATCCTCCTAATACCAGAGTAACACCCCCAATAATTCCAGAAAGGGCCATCATAGCAACTCTACTTTCCATTATCATTCCTACAAATGATGCAAACATATTTACTATAGGAGCAAAACTTGCTCCTAAAGCTGTAAATAATTCATTAATTTTTCCTAATGAAGCTTGCATTTTTTCTGTAGCAGTAGCTTGGTTTAGCATATTTTCTAAACCTCCTTCTTCTAATTCCCTTTGAGCTTGAGCTAATCCAACTTCTTCTATTCTAGCATCTAATAATCTTTGTCTTCTTTCTGCTTCTTCTCCACTAGCTCCTGCTAATTGTTCCTGTACGAATAAAGTTTGAGCTAATTCCTCTCTACCCATTCCAACAGATTTAGCAATAGCATCTTGTTGGATTCTATTCATTTGAGAAAATTCAGCAGCTGTCCCTGCTTGTTCTGCTATCTCTTTAGCTAAAGTAGCTAAATCATTATTTAAAGCAGCTTGTCTTGCTTTTTCTAAATTAATATTTCTACCAATTAATAATTCAGCTTGTAATTCATTAGTAATTGATGATTCAAAATCTAATAAACTATCTGCAATATTTTCAACTTTAGACATTTCCATACCTAAAGCTCTAGCTACAGTAACGGCTTCAGCTAATGCTTCTGGGTTTTTGCTTAATGATAATTGGGTGGATGCTGTAAGATTTGATATATCTTTTAAAACTTGTTTTTCATTAATATAAATTCCACTTGCTCTATTTAAAGCAGAAACTTGATTTAATAAACTATCGGCATTAGCATCAAAAGATTGACCATTAGCAAGAGAAAGTTTTTGGATCCCCATTAATTCCTCATTGGTTAATCCAGCTGTTTCTCTTAATTTAGTAAAAGTAGCTAATTGTTCTGTTGAAAATTGTATGCTAGTTCCTAATTCTTTATTAATTTCAACTAAGGTTTCTGTTAAACCTTTACTAGATAAAAATAAAGCATCTGAACCAAAGGAAGCAGCAGATAGGTTTTTGCTTAAACCCATTGCTTCTTCATTAGAAATATTTAAATTTTTAGCTAATGCCCCTGTATTTTCTTGGCTTCTAGCAAATCCTTTTGAAAGTGCTGAGGTTAGAGCATTTATAGCTTTTAACCCAATAGCTATAACAACCATAGGATCACTTAAAGCTGATTTGACTTTTTCACCTATTAACCCAAACCCTTTATCTAATATTTTTTGTTGTTTAGCTTGTTCAGAAAGTCCTTTTTCACTTTCATCTAATTCTTCGGCATATTCCCTAAGTTCAGTATTTATATCATTAAATCCTACAGCACTAGATAAGGCACCTAGTCCTATTTTATTCATAAACCCTTCAATACCTTTAAGAAGTCCACCTGAAATTCCTAGACTTTTTTCAATTCTTTCTTCTTGAGCTATTCTAGAGGATAATTTATCATTAATTATTTCTGATAGAGTATCCTGATCTTTTAATTCATTTTTTATAGCATTATTAGCTGATAAGCTTTGGGTTAATAACTTTCGTTCTTTAGCAGTTAACTTACCATTTTTTTCTTTTTCTTTAAGTTCATCTATAGTAGTAGCAAGTAAATCTTTTGAAATTTTTAAATCTTCTCTTTTTTGTCTTGCTTGTTGTTGAAGCTTAATTAAATCTTTAGAATTTAATTTAGAAATACCTTCTTGGTCATATTTTAGTTTAGTAGCAATATCACTTAATCCTCTAAAAGTACGAGCAGCAAGATTTAATCCAGAATTAGTATTTTTAATTTCATCTACTGTCTGTTTAAATGCACTAGCTACTCCTGATATGTCTTCATTGATATTAGCTAATCTTCTTTCAACTCCTTGTAAAGCAGTTTCTAATTGTTTAGTAGCAGCTTCGGCACTTTCAACTTTTGTATAATCAAAGCTTTTGAAAGGATTATCTTCACCTAATCTTCTAAAAGAACTATCTAACCTATCTAGTAATTTTTGTATTTCTTGGGGTGTTGCCATAAAAATATTATATGTTATAAATATTACTACTTATAACTAGTTTTACCTTTATAGTCTTGAGAAGCCTTCATAAATTCAGGTGTATTAACTGTACCATCTGGATTAATAAGATTTTTACTTCCTGATGTGTTTTTATTTTCTATAGATTCTTTTTCTTTAGTATAAAATTTATCTATTTCAGAAAAAGTAAATTTCCTTAACCATATAGGCATATGGTAAATTGTATTATAGTCATAACCACCTTTACCGTGGAAGACTATTTCATGTATTTGTTTGAATAAATTTCTTCTTAATGAAGGAGCACTATCAGAAGTCAGGCCAAAAAAACCCTATCCCTATTGGGATCACTACCTCCTCCCCATCATCAAACTGATATTCAAGATTAACATCAGGTTGAATCTGTCTAATATATTCTCTTAGTGATCTAGAATCTCTTGCTAGTAAATAATTATCAACAAACTCTCTAATTGTTTTAGGATCGTTTTCTCCATCTACTGATGTAATGATATATTTTAATCTAGTAGTTAATTCTGATGGTTCTTTATTAATTTTTTTAAGACCTGCTAATTCTCTTTCAATTTTAGATTCCTCATGGCCCGTTAATATTCTAAAAGTTATATTAGTACCACTATGAGGTAATTCAAATGAAAATGAATTTTCTCCTTTGCTAATTAAACTAGTATCAAATTCTTTATTTTCTAATTCAGTTAAATCAACATTTCTTATTTCTTTACCATAATTAAACTTGTATTCTTTTCCATATCCTAAAATACGAGTAGCAATCAATAATGCATTTTTATCTCCAATAATTAAATCTTTTACTTTAATATCAGAGGATACAATAACAGATTCTAATAATTTATCTAATACTGTACCTTTTTGAATATATGATTGGTTAGAAAGTATATCTTCTTCTTTAGCAGTCATATATTTAATTTCAACTTTACCGCTTGAAAGGGGATTATCTTCAGGATAAACTAATCCTTTTGATGGTAACTCAACTTCTTCAGTTGGGAATTTAAATTCGGGCATAATCTTTATTTAATTAAAACGTTTTTATCGTTAATAAATACTAAAAAGGAAAGTTCTTAAAACGGGTTATTAATTATTTATTTATTCTATTTTCAAACTTATCAAATCTTGAATCAATTTGTCTATAAATATCATCAATTTGATTTTGGTAATCTAATCGTAAATCTTTAATTTCATTATTAAAATCTTTACCGATTTCATCTATAGCTAAATAAGCATTATCTACAGATTGGTTAACATCTCTAACTTTGGTTTTCACCTTAAACACTCCTATCGAAGCATACCCTACTAAGAATATACCTACTGTGGATAGGACACCTAAAACAAATTCTAAATTTTCCATATCTTATTATTTTTAAATGTCAAAGAACTATTCCTTTTAGTATTGACGTTCAATATAAAAAAAAGCTTGACCGAAGCCAAGCAATTTTTCAAAAGTATGAGGGTTGGGTTTTTTAGAAATTTAATACACAATAATCTGGTTGTACAGTCATTGTGATTTCTTGAGCAGCATTTTCAGTATCCCAATTGAACTCACCAAAGTTAGCTTCAGTAATTAAAGCACCTTTGATAATCCATTCAGATACGATATGACCTACAGGACCTAATACGTTTACAGTTAAATCTTTTTTATAGAAATCACTGTATCCATCTCTACCTGTTACTGATTCATGGTGTAATCTTACCCACTCCATTACAGCTTGAGCACCTGATGGTGTAATTGGATCAAATAATGTGAACTGGATTGTATTCCAAACTGTTTTTCCTTTAACATAACGTTGAACGTTAATATGGTTTAAAGGCACAGTTCCTTGGGTTACAGATACGGCTCCGACACCCTTCATAATGTACGAAGGAAATCCATCAATATAAAGAATAAATCTATTCTTTTGTTTTGGCTCAAATGCCGTATAAAAAATTTCGTTTGGATCTAATACTGCCATTTTATGTTTTTATTTTATTATAAATATTCTAATTTTTAGTTTTTATTCTGGAAATACTGCTCCTGTTGGTAATACATTGAAATCTAGCATAATAAATTCAGCTGTTCTAGTTGGTTGGATATAAATCTGACCTACTAATTGATTTCTATCAATTACATCTGGAGTGTTATTAGTATCATCCATTACTACTTTAAATGCATACAATCCTTGTCTTTGTTGTACTGATTCTAAGTATGGATTAACTTGGCTTAAGAAAATATTTCTTGTAGCAATTGTATTTTGTTCAAATACTAAATTATCAGCTGTTTGAGAAATAAAGCTCTTAAGTTGGATTAATAATCTTCTTACATTTACTCTATCTAATGCACTAGCTCTTTTCTGTAGTGTTTTCTGACCAAATACTACAACTCCACTTCCTGGGAATGTAGCTATTGGATTGATATTAGCTTCGTATAATGAATCTCTATTTGTAGTAGTTAATTTTCTTTCTGCCTTAGTTACGTTACCAAGAGCACCTCTTGTTAAACCTGCAGGGGCAAACCAAGCATCACTTGATCTATCAGTAAATGCATATACTCCTGGGATCATTGCTGAAGCGGGTACCCAAACAACTGTTCCAATATTTGGATCAACTGTTTGTAACCATGGCCAGTAAGTAGCAGCATATGAACTATCAAATGAAGCAGCGTTACTAATCATAGTACCAATGTTAGTTCCGTATCCATCTAAATCAATAACTGCTATACAATCTTGACGTGATTCTGCAGTACTAACTAATAAAGTAGTTGCAGTAGCATGATCTGAATGGTTTAATCCAGGTGCAGTTAGTAAATTAAATCTATAATCATCTTTATTGTTTAATAATTGGATTGATGATGTATAATCTAATTGTCCTAAACCTTGGATATCACTATCGATTTGGTCGTAAAATTTAGCACCTGCACCAAATAATTGACCTTCAGCACCATTAAATGATCCTGATGAAATTATTGGTAAGCTTGCAGTAAATTGTGCTTTCGCATTTCCAGCATTATCAAAATAATCTGGAGTTTTATAATTTACTGCAGAAACTCTTACGTATTTACTTTTATTGTTATATTCACCCTGAGAACGTACATATGAATCAGCTCCATCTTCTTCAATTGAGTAGCTTGTGTTACCAATTACTCTTTCAATATAATTTGGAGACTTTGGATCTAATGATAAGTTAGACCAAGTTTCAAGAATTGATTTATTTCTATGGCTATCATCTCCTCTACGTAGTAATAAACTAAATGTTCCTGATCCTGTATTATTAGAAGCAATTTCCCATCTTACATTATCTTTTGATCCTTCAGCTAATGCTCCATTTCCTACTTCTGAACCTGAATTATTCATAATTTCACCTTCAGATAAAGTAGTTAATTCAAATGGTACTCCATTAATTACATCTGCAGCTCCTAATGCATTGAGTGTTAAATCACTTGCAGATCCAATTTGAGCACCTGCTACACTTAATACTTCACTAACTTCATATCCGCTTCCTCCTGAAGTAACAGATACTGAAGTAGGTTCAACAAACATTAAAGCGTTAACAATTCTAAATGTTAAATCAACTGATGATTGTAATCCTGATGCAGGGATTGTAATAATTTCTCCATCTACATATCCACTACCTGTTTCAACACAAGTAATACCTGTAACAACACCTGAGCTTATTTCTAGGTTAAATTGAGCCCCTGTTCCATTTAAAGAAGAGGTAATATCGCTAATAGGCCCTAAACTTGCATTTGATCCAGTATTTAAAGCATATTCAGTATTTTGTTGAATTTCATTCTCATAAGAACCAGTTGCAAGTAATTTACCATTACCTGTACTAGTAACAATACTTAATACTGCTCCTGTACCACTTGATCCTGTTGGAGTAACAGTGTAAGTACCAGCTGTACCACCTTCTCCTCCTGAAGCTACTGATAATGAAGCATCGGTATCAATAACACCACTTTCAGCATTATTGTATAATTTATGGGAGCTTGCACCGCTAAATGATCCAGATACTACTCTAGTTACTAATAATGAACTTCCTCCTTGAGAAAAGTAATTATTTGCTGAGATTGAAGTCAAGTAAGTGTATTCTGAGGAACCACTTGTAACGGCTCCACCAAAGACTGCTTGATATTCACTAAATGAAGTTACTAATGTAGGAATACCTACGGGACCTTTAGCAGCAGGTCCTACGATAGCAGCTCCTGCTTCTACGGGTTGACCTTGAATAAAAGATTGGTCGTTTTCGCGAGCCAATACACCAGGTGAAATTAATGTTTCTGCCATTTTATATGTTTAATTTATTTATTTTGTTATAAATATTAAAAAATTCTTTAAAGAACTAAGAGGAAACTGAACTATCTGAAACTTCGGAATCAATTGGAACAATTTCTCCAGTGTTTAAGTTAATTTTTCCATCTCCATACTTTTTGGTTAATTGATCGCCTAAATCTTTTTGTTGAAGAGATAATTCTCTAAATTGATCAATTAATCCAGCTTTTTGTAATTCTAATTCTCCAATAGCAAATATTACTTCATTGCTTACTTGTTGATTAGATTGTAATTCTTGCAACTCTTCTTTTGACAACTTCATACTTTCTTTTGTTATAAATATATATAGGTTTATTTAAATTCCAATAGTTTAAATAGTGTTTTGAATACTTTTTGAGGTGTAATTGCTTTATGGCAAATATGATGTAAAGATGTATTTTTATTTTCAGGACACCAATCCCAATCTCCTTTATCAAATTGATAATTATCATTAACCCAACAATTATTACACACCGAATAATCTTCTACTTTAGTTAAACCTTTTGTAAATTCATATCCATAAGGAATAAAATTATTTATCATTAATGTAGGTTTTTCCATAGCCCAATTAAACCAAGATAAACCTGAGCCTAATCCTATAAAATATTCTGCATGGTATAAATAATTAAATGTATCTTCCCAAGATAATTTAGGTTTATTAATAATATTTTTTTTATTATGGTCTTCATATGATATATCTACTACTTTATAACCTTTGCTATTTAACATTCCTGCTAATTCTTCCCAATAATTATAGGGCCATTCTTTTAAACCCGAAGTTGAATGGGGTCCTATACAAATGTATTTAGAAGTAATAGGTCTTTTTTTAGGTTTAAAATCAATACCATAATTTATTTCTTTATAAGGTAAATTTAAAATATCTGTTGCAGCCTGAATTAAAGGGATGGTATTAGGTCTAGTTGGGTGGTATGATCCTACATCCCATTTATTATTATCACCCATAAACCAACCAATAGTAAAAGAAGCATAATATTTTCCTTCTTCCCCTGGAGCTACAAATTTTATATTTTTATATTCTGGGTTATTTTTAAACCATTCATTATGAAAAGTAGAGAGTGATACTTTACATTTATATTTTTTAGCAAATTCTATTGCTTGAGGAGCCCATGCTAAAGTATCTCCTACTGATTTAGATGATAAAGATATTTTAACATCTTTGCCTTTTAAATTAAAAGTATGAGCTATTTTATTATTTACTTTAATTACCCAAGGAATATGCCATTTTTGACTACATTTAGTCCACATATTATTTTTTATAGTAGTAGAATAAACCACTTTATTATTCCTAGAATCTATAAATTCTATAAAATAATCTTGTTCTTTGTCCCCTACTATTTCTACTTTGGGACTATAATTAAAGGATATTAAAGTTTTATTTTTCATTTAATAAAGAACTGTAGAAATTAATATGGTTTTCAGCAAAATGTTTGACATTATTTTCTATATCAGATTTATCATACTTAATAGGAGAATGTATTGTATCTATTATATTTGCATAATCTGTATTTTGATTTCCTGTTAAGGGGACTATAAAAGGAACATATTCTTCTCCATAGTGGTCTAAATCAAAAGCCATTATTTTAATGTTATTAGAAATAGCTTCTTTTAAGACAATAGGATTGCACTCCCAAGTTGAAGTAAATAACATTAAATCTGACATTTTCATGTAATAATCAGTATCTGCTTGTTCACCATGAACAAATACATTAGGTGGTAAACCTTCTAACATTATAGGTTCCCAATAATGAGAAAAATTGGGTGCTTGATTTCCTACAAAATGAAAAATATAAGTCCAACGATATTTTTCCCATAATTGTTTTGCTAATTTTACTGCATACCCCTGATTTTTACCTGGGGTCCAAAGTCCTACATTTACAATATGAAATTCACCTTTAGTTAACCATCCTCTAGATGATAATATTTCCTCTTTAGACTCGTAAGGAGAAATAGAGGGATCAATTGGGAAGGTTATTAATGATTTAGGGGTTTTTTTATTTTTAAAAGTAGTATCAATGTGGTGGGGTGTTACACATGCATATCCATCAGGTTCAAAAACTTTATTTTCATCAGGATTAAAGTAAATATTGTGACAAGTTTCAACTACTTTCCAAGGATGTTTTTTATTATATAATTCTTTTTGAATATCAATATTAAATTCATTTCCTTTGTCAAATCCCTCTGGAATTTCTTCAATGTGAATTATATCTATTTTATTTTTGTTGCAATAATCTACAATACCTTTTTGTTGTTCTATATTCCCATTATAAGAAGTAAAATTATCCCCTACTAATTTTTGGATTTGGGTTTTTTGAA